ACGGCTTCCCATTCGGACCGTAGGGCTCGAACATGCTCGTCTTCCACGAGATCGGGTTGCCCGTGCCCTTGGGGAAGTACAGCCCTCTTCCGTTCTTCCCGCACCAGTTCGTGAGCGTGTCCCGCTGTCCCTTCCCCTCAGCTTCCTGGTACCCGACCAGATCTCCCTGCCCGCTCTTGTTCAGATCAGCTGTCCACTTCGCAGCGTTCAGCGTGAACAACATGTTGTGCGAGCAGTCGGTGAAACCGGCCATCAGGATGCCACCTTCTCTTCGGTATGGACTTCTACAACGGTAGAGAGATCGTGGACCAGGTACGGGTGACGCTTCCAGTACAGGCGGACGGCAGCCTCACTCACCCCCAGAGCTCGTGCGATCTGGGAGTTGTTCCAGCCCTCTGCCCGCGCCTTGATCAGGGCAGCCTCATACCGCTGCTTGGCCACCAGGCGAGCTCTGTTGGCAGCGTGGAGGTCCTCGCGGGTCTCCTCCCGCGACTCCTCATTCCGCTCCAGGACCTGTGCGCTCATCGCTGTCTCCTCACGCGATCACTGTGTAGATCTTGACAGTTCTTCCGTGTCCCCGAGAGATCACACTCTGGGTGTATGCCCCGGTGAACTTGATCTCACCGCTCCCCGTCAGTACCCGCACGATCGGGCCCATAGCTCTGGGCTCGTGCGGAGATTCCACTCCCCGCTTCTCCAGGTCGATCCAGATGTCATCGGTGGTGAAGCTCTCCATCCGCCTCATCACCCGATCGGCAGCCTTGAACGCCTCTTCCCGCCACCACTGCTGAGTATGGTCTTCAACACTGTGAATGGCCCGCTCCCGCGCCCGGAGCACGGGACAGTAGTGACAACGTCCGTTGCGCCACTCTCCGCAGCAGTAGGTCGGGATGATCATGCGTTCTCCCGCTCCCGACGCTTCCGCGCGTTGTACCGCCTGTTCGCCTCACGCTGGCAGGTACGGCAGTGCCGCTCGGAGTAGCCCAGTTTGTTCGTCACCACGTAGGTGTTCTCGGGTGTGAACTCGTGGTTGTGCTTGCAGTGAGTCTGAGCCTCCGAGTACCGACGAGCGTTCTCCCGGTGAGTGACCGCCTCCAGATGGTCGATCTCCACGCAGTCCCGATGCAGACATCCCCTGCCCCGCACATGGTCGATCACCAGACCAGAGGGGATCGGTGCCACCAGCTTGGAGTAGATCCAGCGATGGGCCAGCACCCGCTGTCCGGTGGCCGGGTCGCGGTACTGGGCGTACCCATTCGGGTTGATGAACCCACTCCAACGCAGGCACTCGCCCTCGGAGTAGGTGAAGTCGTAGAAGTGCTCCCAGTCGAACGTGGGCTCAGTCTGCGCCGTTGCCACTGTCATACCTCTGTTCGTTCAGCAGTCTCTCCTGTGTCAGCCGGCGACTCCCCAGGTCCGCCATCATCTTCGACATGTCGATGAAGCTCCTCAACTGCCCGGTTCGGAACCGGTAGTACGGGCTGCCTCTGATCACGCGACGGTTCTGTTCCTCCCAGTGGATGAGCATGTCGATCTCCTTGGCCCGCGCGTAGTAGACCGCGGCAACCTCCATCAGATCGAGATAGAACCCATCCAGCTGCAGGGGCGGGTCAGCTCTCCCGAGGATGATGTTGACGTAGCCCAGCAGCTCGTCCTGCAGTTCCTCGATGTCCGGCAGGCCCTCGATCGTCTCCACATCGGTGAGCCGATGACTGAACCGACGATCAGGTGCGCGGACCTCTGGAATCACCTTCATCCCGACCTCGTTTCACGTGAAACATAGGTCTCCTCCAGGCAGTCCAGACACAACAGGTGGCCCTCGGTCGCGTCGTCGTCGCCACACTCGATGCAGATCTGTGCACTCATCGCTCCGCCTCCGCCCAGTCGTAGACGAACAGGCACCGGTCCCGGAACGGGCAGCTGTTGTACTTCCAGCCCTTCTTGTCCATGCAGTCGCTCAGCGGCTCACTCAGCTCCTTGCGCTCGGTGCTCTCCCACATCTTCTCGGCCTTGATCAGCACCTCGGTCATCGGCAGATCGTCTGGATCCACCACGATCTCGGTGTACTCCTGGGTGTCCTTGTTCTCGTACAGGAACACGCCCTTGTCCCGAGCCGTGCAGAGCATGTACGTGGCCATCTGGAACAGGTGCGGATGCAGTGGTCCGAAGGCCGCGATCCGACTGAATCCGTTGGCGTTGATGCTCTTCAGCTCCAGGATGGATCCATCGTAGTTGATTCCATCCATCGTACCCATCAGATGGTATGCATCGCTGTGTACCGGCACCTCGGCGAGTCGCAGCCAGCCCTCGGTCAGGCCCTCCATCTGCCAGCGCAAGTGCATGAACATCCCGTTCTGCATCTTGGCCGCGTTCTTGGCATCGAACGGGAGCTTCGGCATCCCCATGAACACGAACTGCTGGTACCGCTCACACTCCCCGAGCGAGCTGGCACTGAGCGTGCCCTCACGTTTCCTGTCCACCTTGCCCAGTTGTGACATCGCGAAGTCGACGGCGATCGCTGAGTACATCGGGTGGTCGTTCTTCGACAGCCACTCCTCGTGCCGGCGACTGATCACCAGGTCTGGGTCGACGTGCTTGATCGTCTCAGCGAACCTCATCACGTGCCTTCCCCGCCGCCACTCGCGTGTCCTCGTAGTCGCCCACGAACCAGGTCCGGTACGGGTCCTCGCCGTTCCCGTGATGAGGCCCGAAGACTCTGAGCTCATCGAGCATGAAGAACTCACCAGCCTCGTGGGTCTCCACCTCCCTGATCCGGTCGAAGATCCATGCCAGCCAGTTCGCCTCGTTGTAGGTAGCCATCGGCACCAGGAACGAGTGGTTCACCCTGACCGTCTTCAGGTCGTCGTAGGAGTCAGGAGACTGACTCACGATGTGCAGAGTGAGCCACCTGTCCTCCTCGTTGTCGGTGCCCAGGTAGATCATCCAGTTCGGCTTGTAGGTCAGCCGCTTGACCAGATCCCGCAGCCCAGGGGGCTCCCACTCGCTCATCCGGGGTACACCCTCACATCGTCACCGAAGGGCTCGTCCAGGATCTCGATCCGCCCTTCCCGACAGCCGTTGGAGAACATCAGGGCGACCACACCGTGCTGGTTCGCCTGGCACTGGAAGATCGCGGCCTTGATGTTGGCGTCCTGTTCCTTCATCCACTGCGCCATCCGCAGGCCTTCCTCCCACTCCATCAGACTCGCGCGTCCTCTCCGTACTTCTCCAGCAGATACTCATCGGGCCCGCAGTACAGCGGCTTCCCGTCCAGGTGCGTGGTCACGCTGCCTCTGATCAGCAGCCCACGCTCGAACGCAGTGCCCTCATCGTGGGCCATGTTGTGGTGCTCACGGCACAGGTACAGCTGGTGGTAGGTCTCGTGCGCGATGTCCAGCAGCAGCCCACCTCGCGCCCTGGTGACCTTGTGGTGGAGCTCAGCGTTCTCCGCGCCACACGGCACGAACATCACCTCGTAGTACCTACGCCCCTTCTTCTGCTGTGCCACCATCGCCTCGCAGCGGTGCATGGATCCTCCTCACGTTGGTCAGTACGGTCAGGCATCCGGAGGCGTAGAGCTTCCCCAAGACACCAGTGAGTGACTCTGGGCTGCCGTCGTACTCCTTGTGTCCAGAAACGGTCTGGGCGGCTGCTCGCTCGACCAGATCGTCCAGGTCCCGGAAGGGCTGGAGTGCTTCGAGTCGAGCGGCACTGATCGCCCCCACTCCGTCGATGGACTGGAGTCCCCGGCGGATGGCTCCACGGGTCTCGTCGACGGTGTAGGAAGCTCCTGAGTGGTTGATCTCGGGAGCCAGGACACGCACCCCACGTCGGCGAGTGGTTTTGAGGTAGCGGTTCTCCTTCTTGCTGTCGCCCTCGCTCGCGACGCCCAGGAGCGCGGTGTGGTACTGAAGCGGGTGACGAGCAGCCAGATAGCTCGCGCGGTACGCCGTGATGCCGTAGACAGTCGCGTGAGCGCGGTTGAAGCCGTACTCAGCGAAGCCCGCAATCGCATCATGGAGGAACTGCTGATCGACATCGCTCATCCCCTCGCTCTCACAGCGCTCATGGATCCACTTCTGGTAGCTCTCGATCACCACGCCGGCGCTGTCGATGTCCTTGTTCGAGGCCTTCACGGCCTTCAGGAACCTGGTCAGGTTGTCGGCGTCCATCCCCAGCCCACGTAGCAGGTCGATCACCTGCTCCTGGTAGAGCATGATCCCGTGCGTGTCCCGGGTGACGCGCATGATCAGCTCGTGTCGCAGGGGCAGCGCCTGGCGGTTGTGCTTGCGCTCGATGAACGCTCGGGTGGCACCGGTGTTCATGGTGGCCGGGCGGAACAGAGCCATCGCCGCGATCACGTCCGCGATCTTCGTGGGCTTCAGGTCCTTCAGTCCCCACTGGGTGCTCCGGCCCTCCAGCTGGAACAGACCATCGGTGTACCCACTTCTGATGAGGTTGTAGGTGGGCGCGTCCTTGTACTCAATGTCGGCGATGCGGTTGATCGGCAGGTCGAGTAGGCGCATGCAGTGGTCCAGCACCGTGAGCGTCTTGCTCCCGAGTGCGTCCAGCTTCACCAGCCCCAGCGCCTCGATCTGGTCCTTGCTGTACTGGGTGACGAACCCGCCCTTGTTGTTGGACCGTGCCATCCAGGCCATCGGCACCAGCTTCTGGAACTCCTCCAGGGTCGAGGTGAGCACGATGCCGGCGGCATTCGTGCCCATGCCCTTGTACAAGTGACGGTCGCTCAACGAGGTGAGCATCGCCTTGTCGGCCTCTGGCACCTCGGCCCAGGAGGAGGCCCCGTCATCCTTCTTCCCCGAGGCCGAGTAGTACCTCACCCGCAGGGACCCACGCTGGGTCTCGCCATCGACGTCCACGGTCTCGTTCAGGGAGTAGGTGGCCCACGACCCGATCTGGTGCGCTGTGAACCTCGTGTTCAGCATCGCCAGCAGATCGTCGCGCCGGTCGTGAGCCACGTCCAGGTCAACATCCGGAGGCTTCGTCCGGTCCTTGCTCAGGAAGCGCTCGAAGCGCAGGTTCCACTTGATCGGGTCGACGTTGCTGATGCCCAGCGTCCAGCACACCAGTGAGCCAGCAGCACTCCCACGGGTCTGGAACATCACGTCGTTCGAGCGCAGCCAGTCGGTGACCTGAGAGACCAGCATCATGTAGCCGGCCATCCCGCTGGCCTCGATGACGTTGAACTCTTCGAGCAGCTGGTTCGCGTACCGGGGTGGTACCGGCTTCGGCGCGAAGATCCCCTCCAGGGCAGCCACACACCGCGCCTGCATGGCCTTCTGTGGGTTCTCGACTACCTCCGGGACCGAGTAGGAGTAAGAGTCAAGGACAGGGATCGTGAGTGTGTTGCGACTGAGGAGATCTGCCAGTCCTTCCACTCCTCGCGCAAGGCGACGTTCACCGTGACGGTCTGCAATCCACTGGGCATCACATACGTGAAAGCCGTCCCCTGGGAAAACAGCGTCGTCGGGGTCTGGTCCGAAGGAGACGAGCCGTTTGAGTCCGTCATGATCGGCACGGTCTCCTTCGTCGAGGTAGTGCGCGTCCTGAGTGATGACCACGGGAAGACCAGCTCGGTCAGCCAGTACCACAAGGCCTTCAGCCAACTCATCGTCGTTCGTCCCCTCGTCGTGTGTGATGTGGTGATTCTGGATCTCCACGTACACCGACCCAGGGAACCACTCCGACAGGGTGTACAGGAACTTCAGGGCTGGCTCCTCGCCCTCGTGCAGCAGGGTCTGAGCGAGGTAGCCGTAGTAGCAGCCGGTGTTGATGGCCAGCCCCGAGGTCTTCCCGTCCTCGGCCAGCTGGGCCAGCATCTGGTAGTCCACCAGCGGCTTGTAGTGGTGGTTCAGGTGTGAACGAGTGCTGAGGTTGACCAGGTTCGTGTAGCCCTCGGTGGTGTAGGCGCTCACGCCCATGTGAAACATCGTGGCCTTGTCCCGGCCCTCCTTCTTGCTCGCCCGCACCGCGCGGTAGGCCGCGGTGTCGGGGACGAAGTAGAGCTCTGAGCCAGGGAACGGGGTGATCCCGTGCTTCTTGCACTCCTGGTAGAGCTCCACACTCGCCGCCATGTTTCCGTGGTCCTGCAGACCCACAGCCCTCTGGCCCATCGCAGCCACCTTCGCCACGATCGCCGGCACCGAGGCCATCGCGTCGTTGACCGAGTACCGGGAGTGGGTGTGCAGGGACCACCACCCAGGGGCGGGCGTGGGTACCACCCGCCACCTGGGAGTCGGGATGATCTTCATCAGCTCTGGAGCTCCATCAGCCAGTCGACGACGGCGTCAGAGGTCGTGAGAGTCGACGGTGGGACCATCTTCATCTCGTTGTTGATCAGCTGCACGAGGGCTGTGTGGTCCATCTGGCGAAGGTCCGCCTCGTTGTAAACCTTCTCCTCCTCAAAAGGGGGCTCCTCCGACTGCACCTTCGGCGCAGGAGCGATGGTCGGGCGCTTGGCCTCGGTGGCCTGACGGTTCGCAGCCGCCTGGTTCGGGTCACCCCAGGCGTCGTCCCAGGCCTGCTGGAGCAGGGCCTCGATGTCCTTCCAGTCCTCCTTGCGGAGGTCGATCGGGGTCACCGTGTTCCCCTCCACGTCGAAGTCCCAGCGGTCACCCGAGGTCTTGTACTTCGTGATCGTGTAGTCGCGGTCGGTGACTGTGCCGAACCTCTTGAAGCGGTTGTCCAGCTTGTCGGCCACCATCGGCCCGATCTTCATCGCGTCCACGTACTCCTGCCCGTTGAACGAGTGCAGCACGTTGAAGGCGATCCGGCGGTTCACCTTCTTCATCTTCTCGTTGTCGCTGGAACACCCAGGGCACATGTCCAACGGGTCGTCCTTGTCCCGCGGGCACGGGAAGGAGAAGCCCGCTGGGGAGAAGTGCTCCCAGTAGTACTTCCACTCCGTGGGCTCCTGGAGGATGCGGACGGTGTTGTCGCCCTCCTTCAGGTACTTGATGAAGTCGCCTCCACCACCACCGCGGCCAGGCTCTGCCGCAGCTTCCTCTGCCGACTTTCCGAACCTCATGCGTTGAACCTCCGTACTGTCTCTACTGCTTGGGCTACTGCTCTCATGACGCTCTCGTTGACATGGCCGATGGCCCTAGTCCTTGCGTCGTCTGCTGCCTCTCCAGGACGAAGCTTGGTGATCGCTTCGTACTTCACCCACGACTTGTCGTAGCCGACCTTGATCTCGTGGGTCATCCCCACCGTGATCTGGTCGCCCTCGTACAGCTCGTAGTGACCTGTTCCTACCTTGATGGGCTCGTTCACTTCCCTCCTCTCTTGTTCTTCTTCGGGACGCGCTCGCCGAAGTACTCGGCCAGCTCGTTGATGTCGTCCTCGGTGTAGACCCAGATGATCAACTCACCCGACTTCGCCGCCTTGGACGGTGCAGTGAACCTGTCGTTGCCCTCGCTGTCCTTCGCGCGCGCCAGACGACGGATGGTCTCGATGTTCACCTCGAACCGCTCGGCCACCTGACGCGCGGTCAGCAGACCAGGCGGGAGGGCCTCGATCATCCGGGTGGCCGGGGCCTTGCGCGGCTGGCGCTTGACCTCCGAGGCGTCCACGATCTTGGGGTTCGGCATCAGTACTTCTCCTCAGACTTCGGGGTGGGGACACATGGCCAGTGCCACGTGCCTCCGGTGTGGTCTCCCTCGCTCTGCCGGCAGTCCCGGTCGAAGAACACACCAGTCGGGTTCAGCACTGCGAGCCCACGCGAGGTGGGGTCCTGGTAGGTGGGGTGAGTCTCGGTCACGATCGCGGCCCGGCAGGTGGACTCGTACCGACCGTCCGCAGAGCCGTACGAGACGTAGTGCACGGTCTCGCCGACGCTGGGCCGGACCTGGTCAGTCACCAGCCACCTCGACTCGCAGGCAGGAGAGCCAGTGACCGCGCACGTAGAACGCCACATCGGTCCAGCCCTTCGGGTCCTGCCCCTCGGCCGGCCCACGCCACATGATCAGGTTCTGCTCCTCGTCGATCCGGAAGCCCTTCACGTCCTCGACGGTCTCCCAGCCCTCCGGGGTGTTCACCTCTATGTTCACGCCTCTACCTCCTTCTCCCGCAGCTCCAAGTAGGGGCGGCTGGGCTTGATGGTCACGAACCGGCTCACGGTGACCGGGTCGATCGTTCCCTCGTCCATGGCCTGCTCCATCGCGTGACGGTCCAGCTTCCGGATCGTGTACTTGTCGAAGACCTTCGCGGTCAGCGCACGACGCAGGCCCTTCTCGTCGATCACGGTGGTGCCCTTGACCACGTAGGTGACCGCGTGCGACTTCCCGTCCGCGGTCCACCGGTAGGACTTCCGCTGGTCGGCCTCCATCTGCTTCACCAGACGGGCCTGGACCTCGTCCAGAGTCGCCTGAGCGCTGTCCCGAGCGGCACGTGCCACCAGGAACTCGGCGACCAGGTCATCGGGTGCGGTCATCAGAACGGCCACCTCTTCAACCGCTCGGCCTGCTGGACCCACTTCCTCCAGATCTCGTCCTTCGTCATGCATCACACTCTATTCACACGGCGTGAGTGGATACAAGGTCATCGACTACTTTTCTACGGCGTGTCTCGCCGATCTCGTCGATGTCCTTCCCCCAGGCCTTGGGCCAGGTCATCCGAGTCACCAGCCGGTGCTTGAAGGACCACTCGGTCATCCGGTGTGCCTCCCAGCCGGCGTCGTCCATGTCGTAGCAGGTGTAGACCCGCTCGGGGTCGATCCTGTCGATCAGTCTGACCTGGTCCACCGACAGTCGAGAGCCGAGGATGGCGAAGGCATCCACCCCGACGTTCCACAGGGCGATCGCATCCAGCGCGCCCTCGACCAGCACCACAGCCTCACGGTGATCGGGTGTGTAATGGAAGAGCAGACGACCCACGTCGACCCCATGTGGGTACTTGTACTTCGGTCCCACTCCCCCCAGGGAGCGTCGTACGATCCCCAGTACCCCACCGGCTGGGTCGCGAAGCGGGTAGGTGGCGGCACCAGCCTCCGGGTCGTATCCCAACCGGAAGGCACGGGCCGCTGCCTCGCCCACTCGCTCCAGCCAGTACGGGTGCACCGGACCGGCGTCCCAGCGGGACAGCCAGGACTCGGGGTAGATCTGACCCTCGGCCAGCTTGTTGTCGACCCAGAGCTTCATCTGCTGGTAGTCGGGCTCGGCCAGCCGGGCCTCACCGCCCAGGTCGCCGGTGGCGTGGCAGGTGTAGCAGTACCACTTCCCCTTGATGATGTTCACCGAGGCGCTGGGGCGGCTGTCACCGTGCTCGGGGCAGAGGAAGGACCTCTCGACCCCCCGGCCGTACCGGAGGGCCTCAGCGAGAGTCAGTGCTCGCATCGCACGTACACGTGGTGCGAGCCATCGCAGTACGGGTGGATGCACACCCAGGTGAACCTCCCCCAGGTGACCTTGTGCGTGATCGGCATTCCGATGGTGGGCTTCTCAGCTACGGCAGTACTCACAGCTTGTCCTTGCTCTTGATCACCCGCAGCGCAGGTGGAGGCGTGGTGGTGTCGGCCAGGGCCTCGGCGTTGATCACCAGGTCCTCGGCGTGGTCCGCGGAGATCTCGGTGTAGGCCCCGGTGTTCGGGTCGAACGTCGTGTAGAAGTGGATGCCGCTCGGCCCGTGCCGGTTCTTCTCGATCGAGAAGTGGGTGGCCACGTCCTTCGGCTTCGCGCGCATCGTGAGCACCACGTCCCCGTCCTGCCCGAGCGCGTCGGACTGGGCCAGGTTCTTCACCTTCGGTGGTGCGTGTCCGGTCTCCCCGTCCCGGTTGATCTGAGCGGCGCAGAGCAGCGCCGTCTTCTGCTGCAGCGCGATGGTCTTCAGGGAGTTGGAGATCGAGGCCATCACTCGCCAGTCGTCGATCGCTCGTCCGCCTCCGTCCTGGGACATCAGCCCCACGTAGTCGATGACAGTCATCTGGTACTCACCACAGCGAGCAGCAACGACTGAGGGAGAGACCGGCCCGTCCGCCGGCGTGTGTATGTCCAGAGAGCCCCCGCAGCCCTCCAACCGCTCGGCGAGCTCACCGATGAACTTCCGGTAGCTCACCCGGTCCACGTTGTAGGAGCGCAGGTTGGTCAGCGTGATCGAGGGGTAGCCCATCTCGGTGGCCAGAGATGCATGGAACCGGGCCCTGACTTCGTCCTCGCTCATCTCCAGCGAGTAGAAGAGGACCCGGTTCCCGGCGAGTACGGCGTGCTTGGAGAAGCAGCCACAGTGGGCGCTCTTGCCCTGTCCCGGCCTGGCGGCTAGGTACCACAGGTTCCCGGCCCGGAGGCCGCCTGTGTGCCGCTGGAGCGTCGCGTAGGGCAGTTCCACGGTGTACG